TTTAGAATATAAAGAAAATGATTCACAAGCTATTATAACATTTAGAGAGCCTTTTGATTATTCAAATGGAAAAGTTAAAACGATTGAAATTGATGGATAAGGATATACAAGATAATATTGATAAGATAGAAGAACTAAAAAAAGGACTTCAAAATAATGTTAATGAGTATAACAAAACTTATTCTAAATTGACAAGAGAGCAAAGGAGCGAAATATCAGATAAACATTTTGAAATGAATAAACTATTTGAAATGTTAAAAACTGGTATAATTGATGAAAAATATGTTGAACAAATAAAATCAAAGTATGAGCGTTAAATTTACAAATCATCGTTATACTGATATTTTTGGCAATACAAATACTTTTTATCGTGCTAATGCTGGTGATAAAATAACGTTTAAGACCGATTTATATAGTTCAATTGATTTTATTGAAGATGATGAGAATCCTATTCGTTATGATTTTATCCAAAATGAAATACAGTTACAAGGTAGTAAATCATTTTTAGATTTAGGTTTTAGAGTTGGTGATTCAATAACATATACTTTGTATTTGAGGTCAACTATGGCTATTCATACAAGTACAACAAGTGCAATAACTTACATTTCAGACCAAGTAATTAAAACTACTGCGGGTGTTGGTGGTTTTTTTGATGAAACACTATATTTAACTACTATTTCAGTAGCACGTTATCATTCAGATTTAGAGGTTAATTTTAACCATATTTTAAATAGTAGTACTCCGACTTTTAACTCGTTAATTGATGGTGAAGAAACTAGATTGAAATTTAGCGGTATTAATACACTTGCTTTAGCTACTCCATTAAATGCTTCTATAATTGGTAATCAATCAGGCGAATACTTAATAAGTTCAACTATTGAATTTATAGGTACAGAATCAGGTTCACCAATTCAAAAAAGAAAATATGAGGTTACTATAACGTTTATTGTACCTTTTAGAGATGAATTAAGCTATGAATTAGGCGAATGCTTAAAGTTAGCCGTTAGATATAAGTTGTATTCTAAAACTGATGAAATAAGCCATGTATATCAATCTGATTATTCAGATAATGCAAATACGGGGTATTTTGGTGAAGCGTTTAACGTAGGAGTAATTAACTCAACTTTAACTGCTCCATTTACAGAATTAGACTATGCAAGTGCGAACACTAAAACTATTGCGATTGATACAAGTGCAACTAATTTATACATTGGTGCTGGTTATGTATCTATAGACGAAAACTACTACAAAAATAAAGTAAGCAACCAAGTTGCTTTATCGTTAATGTTGAATGCTTATGTACCTTTAGCAGTTGGAACTTATACAAGTAATGGTGGATTATATACTATTCAAATAGTAAGTATTACAACGTTAGGAACGGTTAAAACAATAGTATTAACATTTACACCATTAACTGGATTTAGCGACTTAATTGAAAGTTTTGATAGTGCGGATAGATTATTTCAAATTTGGGTAAATGCTGGAACTGTTAACCATTTAATATTCAATAATCAACTGACTAAATCATTTGCTACTAGCGTACCGTTAACTACTGATTTATGTACGTTAATGCGACATGATTTAAACACTACTAATGCAACGTTACAAACAATAGATAAAACGAATACAGAAGATGATTTAGCGTTATATAGTGTATTTGATTTACCAACTAATACTATTTATGATGGTTTAAGAATATCTATTATAGCGAAAAACTCAGTTACTTTAGAAGATTTTGATCTAGAAAGTTTATTCTTTGATTTCGGAGGTTATACAATAAATGGGAGTGGTCAATACTTAATTAACACTTCAGTTTCAGTTAGTAATAACCTACCTAGTACAAGTGCTAAAAAATTAGCTTATATTTCATTAGATTTAGGTACAGATAAGCTATCGTTATACTATCCATTTATAAATAGATGGGAATACTGGCAAACATTATTAACGGCATCGAGTGAATTCTATCCTAATCAGAATAATAAATGGTTAAATTATATTGCTGGCGATTGGAAAGTATATGCTAAAATATCTTTAGAAAATGAAGTAAGCTACTACAAAGAAATTGAAGTGCCTATTTCTGATTATGATACAACACCGCAAATAGTATCAACTATTGAATTATATCGTCAAGATGGTACGTTAACAACTAGCTTATTTAGTGGCGAAATAATGACTATTAAAGCAGTACACACATTTAGTGGTTATGTCGAAGATGATTCATGGGGAATGATTACAGTAGAATCTTTTGAGGGTTCACCTCGTTACATACTTTCTACTATCGTACCATTTGATAACGATATAAATAATCCATTAAAACCAATATCAGGAAGTTATGCAACTAAAACAACTGGTACATATGAGGTTGAAATAAGTTGTTTACTAGATGTTGATAAATTAGATGATAAATCAAAAATAACATCTAAAGTTTTTTTAGACGGTGTAAGTGCTATTGGGTTTGAATTTGATAATGATAGTTTGGTACAATTTGATGATAATACATACGCACAACCTGATTAATATATAATAAAATGAGTAAATTAAAAGAACAAAATTTATTTTCTGCAAGTTCAATAGATAATAAAGATCTATTTTGGATAAGTAAATACATTTCAGGCACTGAGGGAAGTGCAGGTACATATTCAACATTCAGGATTACCGCTGGTCAATTAAGAAACTTGTTGACGAAACAATATACTTCTGAATTTACACCAGTAACAGAAGGGCAAGATAATGTTGTAACTCACAACTTAAATACATTATGTGTATTAGTTCAGATATACGATGTTGGGGATTCTTTTAGTCAAATAATAGCAGAGGTTAAGCCTTTCACTACTAATAGCGTAAAGATTATATTTAATCAGAATCCAATAGGAAATGTTAGAGTAGTAATTGTCGGAGTGTGATGGAATTAGAAAACAGAACGTATATTGAAGTCGAAAAAGTTAGCCTACCTTCAGCTATATATAAATGGACTCCTTTAGTTGTTCAGGATGATTGTGAATGCGAGCCTTATTTGGTATGTTGTAGTGATAGTGGCAAAAGCTGGGAAAACGACCATACAAGCGCATGGATAAAGCTATTTTCTAATTCTGATTCATGCACATTTAATCTTAAAAAAGATGGTGTGTTAATAGCTACACAGCCAAACCCACAAAGTTTTGTAAATGATGTTTTTTCACAATACATCACATTAGATTGGTTCGATGTGTTTTCAAATGATGGTATAGGTTGTTATTCAATTGATATTGATTACACTATTGCTGGAGTTAGTGGGAATATATTTTGGGGAGAATACAAGCTATTTGAATATAGTAATTTTGTAGTTGATAAAACAGTAAGATTAAAAGCATTATTTAACTCTAATCAAAGTATTGAGGGAATAGATTTCACTAATACTAATGTAGTAGATACATTTAGGTTTAAGGGTTATTTCGGGGATAGACAGCCACAAACAGAAATAGACAATATTATTTACTCAAATCGTGAAATGAAGAAAGTAACACGTGAAAATTTGAATAAATACACTTTGACTACTGTACCTTTAAAATATAACGGCTATATAGATAGAATAGTTGATTTATTTTTATTAAGTGAGAATGAATTATACATTTCTGATTTTAACGCTTTAAATCCAAGCTATAACTATTTAGATTTGCCAGTTATATTGTCTGAAAGTCCCGAAATTAAATATAATGACGGAGTTAGAAAGGCTAGTTTAACTGCTACATTCAGCGACAAAATAAAAAATTCACGTTCTTACTTTTAAATGTTAGAATATTAACAAAAATAATTAAATTTGTATTATGAAGATTTTAAGCCCAATAGAAACTAATATAGTTACATATACTGCAAGCACTACGCTAACAAAAGTAGATAGTAGTAAACTATTAATTATGGATGTCGGAAGTGCTAATGATTTAACTGTACCGCCTAATTCTAGTGTTGCATTTCCAATAGGTACACAAATATACATATATCAAAAAGGATTAGGTCAAACAACAATAGTAGCTGGTGTTGGTGTAACAGTTTTAGCTAATAACGGTGTTTTATCTATGGGTAGTGCTGGTGAAGAATTAATAACTGGTAAATTAACTAAAACCGACATTAATACTTGGTTGTTTGAGAATAATCTAAATTATACTGATTTAACTAATCTAAGTGCTTCTAATTTAACTAGTGGAACTGTTCCAACTGCACGATTGGGAAGTGGAACAGCAAATTCATCTACTTTTTTACGTGGTGATGGTTCATGGCAAACACCATCAGCACTTTATGGTATTTTTGGAATATCAAATATAAGTGGTCAATATACTTATTATGCAACTCTTACTCTAGCTATGGCTTCAGCAGTAAATGGTGATACTATTGAATTTTTCGCAAACTATACAGAAACTGGAAATGTATCTATTTCATTAAAAGACAATGTTAATATTAATGGAAATGGATATACATATAATATAAGTAATAATACTGCTTCATTATATGCTTTTTCAAATACTTTAGGTAGTAGAACAATATCCAATTTAACTATTAACGCAACTGGTGTTGATACTTCATTTATTGGTTTTAGAACAACAACGGGAATAACAACTTGTAATGGTTTTGTAATTAGAACAACAGCGGGTTATGGTTGTTCAACGTTTGGTGGTGGTATAATTGATGGGATAGTGTGCCGAGCTACTGGAAGCTCAACTGGTATATTTCTAAATGGTGGTTATATCCAAAACTCAAAATCATATTCCGTAAGTGGAAGAGGAATTGATTGTTCTCTTTCAAATGGAAGATTGTATAATTGTCATGGTGAGTCAACTTCTAGCGTAGGTATTTATGGCGGGTTTATGCACAAATGTATTGGTATTGGTTCAAGCTCTGGAATTCAATTACAAGGAGGAGGGGGAGCAACAGATTGTACTGGTATTTCTTCGGCTGGTAATGGAATTTTAATTACTGGTTCAAGTGGTTTGCATTCTAATTTAGTGGCTGTTTCAACGGGTTCATGGGCTTTAAGAGTTTTTGCATCGTCAATTGTAATAAATGGTTTTTCAACTTATTCAACTGCTGGTTATGCGTTTGTAGGTTTCTCAGATACAATTGCTTCAAATGGTTATGCAGAATCAACAGTAGGTGTGCCTTTTACTTCTGATGGAGGAACTTTTACAAATGTTTATTCAAAATGTTCATGGAACAATGCTGGAGGTCATGCTTTTTTAACTGCTGGTACAACTGCTGAATTAATTAATTGTACTTTGCAAGTTGCAAATGCTTCAGCTAATTGTATAAATTCAGCAACGGCAAAAACAGTTAAGTATATTAGAAGTACATTTAAAGGAGCAACAACACCTGTTAATGCAAACATTACACAAGGACAAACAAATACAGAAGATAATCAAGGAAATATAACAGTAAACTAAAACAATTATGAATAATTTACAACAAATAGTAGTTCAAGAAACAACAGCACCTTATAAAAGAGCATTAGCTCAATACGGTGAAGGTATAATGCCAGAATCACAAAAGGAAATCATTTATTCAGAACTTACAACTTCTGAGAAAGCGATATACGATAGCTTTATTGAAATGATAAAAAGTAAATAACTGACAAAAGCCAAGTATTAATTTGTTTGGCTTTTTTGTTTACATTTGTAGGATAAGCGAGTTAAAAGGATGAATGAATTAAGTACTTGGATTTTTGGAATAATAGGTGGATTGATTTCTGCTTCAGTTATAAGATTGTTTGTGCAAGTAAAAAAAACAAATGATGAAACGATAACTTTGAAAGCAGAAGTAAGACAATTAAAAGAAAACCAAAATCATGAAAAGGTTATTAAAATAGAAGCAGAAGTGGACCAATTGAAAGACAATCAAAATCATGGGTTCACGCAACTTGAAAAATTATTCGAGGAGAAGTTCAAACGCTTTGAGGAAAGATTCGTTCATATGGATAACACTATTAAAACAAGTGCTGAATACTTCAAATTACTTGCGGACGAAATAAAAAAAAAATAGATTAAATTATAACTATGAAAATAATTGAAAATTTCCCAAAGCCAACTCCGAGAAAGCACAAAATTGCAGGACGTATAGCAACAGCTTTATCAATCGCTTCTTTGTCAATTGCTGAAAGTGGAATTGTAGATTCAAGACCTTTGATTAAAATCGCTTTACAAACGGCTTCAGTTTTACTTGGTGGTCAAGCGGTGTATCATGGTCAAAAAACTTTGAAATAATGGTTGAATTTATCGCAGTGTTTTTAATTTTAACCACTGTAATAATACTTAAACAAATAGATAATGATAACAATTAAAGAACTGTTAAGTAATCAAGCTAAATTTGAGGACTTAGATAAAGATGTACAAGCTAACTTAAACGAATTATTTTTAAAGGTTAATATTGTACGTAAAGAATACGGTAAACCTATGATAGTTACAAGCGGTTTAAGAACAAAAAAACATCATTTAGATATATACGCAAGGAAAGGAATTTACCCTCCTAAAGTTCCAATGAAATCAAATCATTTATTTGGTCGTGCTGTTGACTTTGCTGATGGTGATGGTAAGTTAAAAAAGTGGATATTAGAGAATATTAAACTTATGGAGGAAATAGGTTTATACATGGAAGATTTTAACGCAACTAAAACTTGGGTACACTTTCAAATAAATCCACCAAAATCAGGAAATAGATTTTTTAAACCGTAAATAATAACTATCTTTACATAGCATATTTTCTATTTTAGTTTTAAGAGTGTAAAGAAATTTACACTTTTTTTATTAAATATATTTTGTAATTAAATAAAATTAGTTACATTTGTCAAAACTAATAATAAGAAATATGAAAGAATTTAAGATACATTTATGAATACTAACGGTTGGGTGTATGAGTAGTAGCCGAACACAGACCTTGATTATAAGTAGAAACTTAAATATTAACAACTGCAATAGTTTGAAACGCCTAACGGCTATTGCTTATACACTTTGTTATGCACAGTTATTTATGGAAAGAATTTTAAGAGGAAAATATTTGGTTAGAAAAGCTAAATTAGAAAATGGAATTGAAGTGATTGCATTATCTGGTGTATTTCATCCACAAAACTTTAATGTGAATGAAATTAAAGACAATGATGAAATGTGGGTTTCAGATATTATAGTATCAAGTGGTGGAATAAGATTTACAGACCCAACTGGAACAGATGGTGGTTCACCAGAAGATTTTATTAGGGGTATAAATCAATCACCATCAAATTGGAAAACGAAAGGCTCGTTATAATTGTGCATAACGTTTTGGCGCTTGACGAAACGGCTAACAGGAGCGTACTTGTCAAGCCGTTTTGCCAAACACCTGTTAGCAGATGCTTTTTTAATAATTAATAATAAAATATATGTCAAATTTAAGTAGATTAGAATCCTTTGAAAAAATACAAAAGGCTTCAGTAATGGTAATGAATAAATCATTTATTAATAATTTAAATGAATGGTGCGAATACAGAAAAAATATTGCTATCGAAATGACTAAGTGTAACGATGATGGTTTATATAAACAACTTTATAGTATATATGAAAACGCAGAAACTAATATTAAAAAGTTATTAGGACTTTAAGTTTCTGCTAACGTTTTGCGGCTTGGTGTCTGTTATTTTGCCTTGCAGACATTTCAAGTTTTAGATAAATTTAATAGGCAAAATAATAGCACCAAACCGCTGTTAGTGGCTGGTGCGGTAAGTTAAATGAAAATGAATATACATAAAGATAGTGCTGGATATGTTACAGGAAAACACATTGAAAGCAGAGGTTTTAAAGTTTTTGACACCATTGAGGGAAATGATATGGGGCAGATGAGTTATTCAATGCCACAATACCAAAATGATAAAGTGCAGATACTTGGTGGCTATTGGAATTATGTGGTAAAAGACATAAAAACAGGTCAAAAACTTTGGGAAGGTTGGTGGAACTCGAATGATGAGTTTGATGTAACGATGTCTGAATTAGGAGCAGTATCGTAGCGCTTGCCACTAACGGTTTTTATGTAAAAGCAGTTTAAATTTAATGATATGACAAAAAAAGAATTAGTAGAACAAGAGATTATAAAAGCAGAAAAGGAATTAGAACGTCTTAAATTGCTTTTACATAATGTTAGCGGTAGTGCTTTAGAAGTATGTCCTGACTGCAAAACTAAAAACAGACATTGGTATCCAAAAGATTATTGGTGCTGTGCATTTTGTTAGCATTACCGCTAACGGTATCGGGCTTTGCGTCCGTTTTAATGGCGCAAAACCCGTGTTACAGGTAGTAGGGATTTCTACCACAAAACTTAATTAGAAGTACAAACTAAAAAGAATTTAAAAAAAGAGCGATGGCAAGAATATTAGTAGCTTGTGAAGAAAGTCAAGCAATAACAAAAGCATTTAGAAAGTTAGGACACGAAGCGTATAGTTGTGATTTGCTTCCTTGTAGCGGTGGGCATCCTGAATGGCACTACCAGCAAGATGTATTTGAAGTAATTGATAAAGGATGGGATTTAATGATTGCTCACCCACCTTGTACATACTTATCAGTTGCAGGTGCTTGGGCAATGTACAATAAAGATGGAAGCATAAATGAAGTGAGAATGAAGAACCAAAATGATGCTTTGGATTTTGTAAAGAGATTAATGGATGCACCAATAAAACATATTGCAATTGAAAACCCTGTAAGCGTAATTAGTAGCCAAATTAGAAAGCCTGACCAAATTGTGCATCCATATCATTTTGGAGAGAAAGCGAGTAAAAGCACTTGTTTATGGTTGAAAAACTTACCAAAATTAAAACATACAAACGTGGTTGAAAAAGGTGAGTTTAAAGAGTGGGTGGATAAAAAGACTGGCAAAACAAAACGACAAGCTACTTGGATTTATGATTGCTTACAACAAGCAAAATCACCCGAACATTTAAGAACTTTACGAAGCAAAACATTTCAAGGGATTGCAGATGCTATTGCGGAACAGTGGGGAGGTTTTTTAAATTCTTTTTCTAACGAAAATGTTTAATCGAAGCACTTCACCCCTATTACCGCTAACTAGCTGATAAGTCTACCATCAATTTAAAAGTGTTAATTATAAACTAGTTAACACTTTTTTAGTAGAAAATTGTCCTATAATAATTATATAACAAGAATTATTACTATATTTGTAAAAATTAAATAATAGAAATATGGCAAAAGTACAAGTAGAATTACCCGATAACATTTATAATATCGGTGAAGAAATAGCTTTTAAAAACAAGCTAAAGCCATCTAAGGTAAAAGTAAACGATTTACTTATTAAAATTGCATTAGACTGCATTAAATACCTAGACGATGAAGATTTCCAACAAATAACTGGTTTAAAAAAATAGAGATATGAATATTAAAGATTTACAAAAACCGATTCCAATTGAAAATATTGATTTTAGAGTACAGTCAATTAACAAAGGTGGATTTGCTACAATATTAGCTTATAAAGACGCTAGGGTTGATATGCAACGCTTAGACGATGTTTGTGGTGCATTAGGTTGGAAACGTGAACATACAAGAGATAATGCTAACTGTATTGTTTCTATATGGGATGAAAAGACTAATCAATGGATAAGTAAAGAAGATACTGGAACAGAAAGCAATACCGAAAAAGAGAAAGGTCAGGCATCAGATAGTTTTAAACGTGCTTGTTTTAATTGGGGTATTGGCAGGGAGTTATACGATTACCCATTGATTCAAGTTAAGTTAAATGATAGCGAGTTTGATAAAGCAACTGGAAAACCTACTTTTAACTTTAAACTAAAGGAGTGGAAATGGTTTACACAATTTACCGAAAGCGGTAAAATATCTTACTTAGGTGTAAAAGATAATAATGGAATAGTTAGATTTCAATACGGAACTTATCAAAAATAATTATGGGAGCAAGTAGCGAAGCATGGATTCATTTTCGATGCAAAGAGGAATACTACAATAGTATAAATGAAGAAAATAAACTAAACTTTGAGATAGTTAAAGTAGAAGTTGAGGGTGTTGATTACTCACACGATGAATTATGGACTAAATTAAAAAGTGAAAGTGTAAAGAGTTATAAGAAGTTAAAAGAAAGAGAATATAAATTAAATAATAAATAAGTAACATGAGTGCAATTTTAAATTTAAGTATTGATTTGTCAAAGATTGATAAGTCTAAATTAGTAGAGGGTAAATACCTTAACACGCAAGTATTCATCAATGATGAGTCAAAGCACGGCAATAATGTTTCAGTAGCTTATTCTCAATCTAAAGAGCAAAGAGAAGCTAAAGAACCTAAACAGTATATCGCTAATGGTAAAGTCGTTTGGACTAATAACGTTATCAAAGTAGCTGAAAAGGAAGTTGAAAACTTGGTTAATGATCATAAAAAAGATGATAGTTTACCATTTTAACAAAAAATAATTTAATATTTTTAAGTCTAGCTATCAATTAGTTAGACTTTTTTTTTGCAATAAACTGAAAATAATTTACTATTTCATGTAATTAAATAAAATTAAATACATATCTTTGTTTCAACAAAAGGAAATAAAAACACTAAAATTTAGAAATTATGAAAGCAATTAAATACATAAAATTAGGAAAAGTACAAGTAGGGTACGGATTAGGAGGTAATGCTAATTTATACGTAGCTGTATTAGGTGATAAATTAGGTTATTTGCCTAATGAAAATACACCTTATACTCCAATAGGAGGTATAAAAACACTAGTTAGTGTAAGAGATATTTTAATCTTTAAATAAAAAGACCAGGGGTGCGACTGTAACGCACATTTAACAAAACTAAAAATTAGAAATTATGCAAAACAGAACAGTAAATTTTAAAGAAGTAGAATTAGAAATTGAGTTTGAAGTAGAACAAAGCAACTACGGAGATATTGACCACGTTGAAATATTCGCTATTTATTTAGATGGTAGTGACCAAAACATTATTTCATTATTAGAAAGGGATTTAGATGAATTAGTACAGATGATTGTAGAACAAATAAAGCCATATTATGAGATTTAACGAAGACTGGTTAATTAACCAATACGAAAAACGAATTAAAACTTATGAGAATGAAATAAAGAATTGTACTCATATTTCAGAATCAGAAACTAGATTAAAATATAGAGCCTTAATAATAGCGACAAAAGAATTTATCAAAGATTTAAAAGAACTAAAAGAAAGTAAAGATGTATAATGAAATTTGGAAAGCTATACCTGGTTATGAAACAACATACCAGGTTAGCAATTTAGGTAGAGTTAAAAGTTTGTGGTTTAATAAAGAAATAATAAAAAGAATACATTTAAATATTCATGGTTATTATATTGTTAAACTAAATAAAGATTCTAAAGGTAAATCTTTTGATGTTCATAAATTAGTAGCAATGGCTTTTTTAAATCATGTACCTAATAAATATACTTTAGTTGTAGACCATATAAACGAAATTAAAACAGATAATAGAGTTGAAAACCTTAGATTAATAACTAATAGAGAAAATTCACGAAGAAATAGAACAAACTATGTTAGTCAATATAAAGGAGTTTGTTTTGATAAATGGAATAATAAATGGATATCTAGAATTTTAATAGATGGAAAAAGATATCATTTAGGAGGTTATAAAACAGAATTAGAGGCAAGTATAGCGTACCAAAATAAATTAAAAGAAATAGAAAATGTATAAATTTATGTTACCAGCGAATTACAGAATAATGATGCTTACAGATGATGCAAAATACACTAGTCAAGCATTAGCAAGAGTTAAAGAGTTAATCGAAAAATATAGTATTTGTGTAGTTAACCGAAAAAAAGAATTGGTATTTAAACGTCAATTAATTTGTTGGTATTTAAAAAAGAATACTAAATTAACACTTCAAGAAATAGGCGATATTTGTGGTGGTAAAAATCATGCCACTGTATTACACGCAGTAAGAAGCATTGACAACTATAAAGGCTATAACGATAAATACTTTACAGAGGTTACGTATGAACTAAACACCGACTTAAAAAATACATTTATTAACGGAACTAAATTTTAGATCATGAAACTATTTAAAACTAAAACAGTAAAAAAAGCAGATTGGAGTGAAAACGTTTACATTCCTAAAAACAATGGAGTTACTAAATCAGTTGCTCAGTTATGGTGGGAGCAGTCAGGTAATTTTAATAGTAGTTTGTACGATAGATTAATGAAAATAAAACATAGTAAGTAATGACAAAAAACGGTGGAATAAGCGAAGAAACAAGAAACGAGAATAAAGCTATTAGAGAAAGTATTTATTTATTAGAAAGTCAATATGTCGCTAAAGGTGAGAAAGGTCGTAGAATAATCTCTAAAATGCTAATAAACGAATTTAATATGTGTAACACATCTTTGAATTTATGGTTGAATAGGCATATAGACTTTAAAAAAGAGAATTTAAACAAAGTAAAAGAATTTTTAAAACAAGTAAAATGAAAATGTATTTATTAGCAGTAACAATAATTGCACTAGCAACGGTAATAGCTTGGATGGTTGTAGAAACAATAAGCGTAAAGCGTGAAATGAAGCAGTTAACAGATGATTATTTAAAGCCTAAAAACGATAGCTTTATTAATTCAAAAGTTAATGTTTCTGATACGGTAGAAGATCTTGAAAAAGAAGAACGTTATTTTAATTTTGTTAGAGATGCGAAAAAGGATAATAATTAAAGACTGGTCAAAAGCAATGATTAGAAAGCAAAGATTCTTTAGAAAGGATTTTAAAGCATTTGCAGTAAGTAAAAAGTGTTGTGGTTGGTATGTTAACGAAGAAAACGACTAATGAAGAAATGCTTTAACTGTAAAGAATTACTAACCTTAGATAAATTTGATATAGACAATAGAAAGTATCAATTAAAAGCAGACAAAGGAACTTGTAAAGTCTGTATTGAATGTGAAATTGAAAGGACATTAAACGATTTATCTACGGTAAAATTCAACTACGAATTAAACAAATTTGAAGTAATCAAGTTTGAAAACAAAGAACAAGTTATACAATATTATAAACTAAAATAATTTTTGTATATTTGTATAGGGATAGATAGGAGGTAATTAGCCTATTGATAAGTCGAAGCGTTTACGATTTCCCTATTCATTTTTAAACGCAATTATTTAAACGCAAAGTTATGCAAAAAGAAGTATTTAAAGATATACCTGGTTATGAGGGTTTATATCAAGTTAGTAATTTAGGAAACGTTAAAAGTTTACCAAAAAAATGGATTGCTGGAAATGGAACTGTTAGAAATAGTAATTCAAAAATTTTAAAACCTGGAATAGATTCAAGTGGTTATTATTCAGTAGGACTATCTTTAAATTTTAAATCTAAAACTATTAATATTCATAAATTAGTTGCAATTACATTTCTTAATTATATACCAAGTAATAATGAAAAATTAGTTGTTGACCATATTGATAATAATAAATTAAATAATTGTTTAAAAAATTTACAATTAATAACTCATAGAGAAAATTGTTCTAAAGGTAAATTATTAAAAATTAAAACATCAAAATACACAGGTGTTATATATCATATACAATGTAAAAAATGGATTTCAAGAATTCAAATAAATAAAAAAAATATTCATATTGGATTATTTAAAACTGAAGAAGAGGCACATTTAGCATATATTAATAAATTAAAAGAAATACAAAATGAATAATAAAAATCTAAGTTTAAATCAAAAACTAGTTGCAACGTCAATACTGTTACCTTTTATAAGCGATGTACTTGAAGACCTAATTGATAATACAAATATTAGACGTGATATATTTGACAAACATATGGTAAACAATGCTAGAACATTAATGAAGAAATTCAGAAACACTGATAACGTTTTAATAGGTTCTGCTTCGGTGGAAGCGATTGACCAACAAAGTGAAATGTACATAGCACTAAAACAATTTTTTATAGATCATTTAATAATAACAGAAGACAAATGAAACCACAAGAAAAAGCAGTGATTCTATTTTATTCATTTTATAATACTAAAGATATGAATATTACATGGGAGCAAGCTAAACAATGTGCATTAATATGTTGTGATGAAGTTATAGAAAACATAGAAGACCATACTGGCGAAAATATAGCGTATTGGAATGAAGTAAAAAACGAAATAAATAAATTATGATAGCAATTTCAAAAACGATGCCTATTAAGGTAAAAGTAACTAAACAAAATAAAGAATCATTTGTTGGAACAGTTATAGAAAGTAGCATTATAACCTATAAAATTGGTTACTACGGTACAACATGGGATTATGAACAGTTTGAACTACATGAAGAAACAAGCGAAACTTATATTAAAGATTCAATAGTTGAAAGTATTATTAACCAGTTTAAACAACGTTCAGAGGTTGGAATAAAGAAATACAATACAACATTAGATAGAACCGATTTAAGTACATTAGATTGGATAGAACACGCAAAACAAGAAGCAATGGATTTTATTCTATACTTAGAAAAATTAAAAAGTGAAGTAAATAATCTTAAAAATAGTTTGTAATTAATTTAATTTATTTACATTTACAAAAAAATAGAAATATGCAATACAAGGAATTTTTAGAAACTAAGAAAAAAACATTCATATCAAGTGGATTTGATATTGATGAAAATGAATTAAATGAAAACCTATTTGATTTTCAAAAGTATGCAGTTAAAACGGCTTTAAGTAAAGGTAGATTTGCTTTATTTTTTGATTGTGGTTTAGGTAAAACTTTAATGCAATTAGAATGGGCATCACAAGTTGTTAAACAAACAAAGGGAAATGTATTAGTACTTACTTCATTAGCAGTTGTTGAGCAAACTAAAAAAGAGTTTTCAAAGTTTGGAATAAGCAACTTAAATATTGAAGTTTTAAATTATGACCAGTTATCTAATATTGACACTTCAAAATATATCGGAGTAGTATTAGATGAAAGTTCAATTCTTAAAAATAATTCAGGTAAAACGAGCCAATTAATTATTGATAGTTTTAAAGGAACACCTTATAAGTTAGCTTGTACTGCTACACCTTCACCAAATGACCATATGGAGTTAGGTAATCATAGCCAATTTTTAGGTGCTATGTCTTATCTTGAAATGTTAGCTATGTACTTTGTACATGATGGAGGAGAAACAAGTAAATGGAGATTAAGAAAACACGCAAAAGACCCATTCTGGAAATATGTATCTACATGGTCGATGGCTTGTGATAATCCAAAAACACTAGGGTTTAATAATGATGGTTATGATTTACCTGAAATTGAATTTATAGAGCATATTATTCCAGTTGAAAATAATACAAATACTTTATTTGGTGATGTTGCAGTAAGTGCTACTGACTTACATAAAGATTTAAATCGTTCATTTGATTTAAGAATTGAAAAAACAATTGAATTAGTTAATCAAAATGATAAACAATGGTTAATTTGGGGATTAAAAAATACAGAAACAGATTTAATAGCCAAAAAATTAGATAATGCTATAAATGTACAAGGTTCCGATAAACCTGAATATAAAGCAAAGTATTTAAATGGATTTGCAAATAATGAATTTAAAACTTTAATTACAAAAACATCTATCGCATCATTCGGTATGAATTATCAAAACTGCAATCAAATGATTTTTATGAGTTATGATTTCAAGTTTGAGGCATTTTATCAAGCAGTTAGACGTTGTTATAGGTTTGGTCAAAAAGAAAAAGTTACAGTTCATATTTTAATACCTGAATCTCAAATTAATGTTAGATCAACAATTTTAGAGAAACAAGAAAGACATTTTGAAATGATAAAAGAAATGGCTAAATATTCAGCAGAACAAAATTATAAAGCAAATAAAAGTAAAGTTATGATTAACAATAAAGAAATTAAAACAGAAAACTATCATTTATTAAATGGTGATTGTGTTGCAGAGATTAAAAAGATCGAAGACAATAAAGCTGATATAGTTGTTTTTTCACCTCCATTTGCTGAATTGTATGTTTACTCAGATAAAGAAGAGGATATGGGGAATGTAAGCGACTATAAACAGTTTGAACAACATTTTAAATACCTTATTCCTGAATTAAAAAGAGTTCTTAAGGATGGTCGTATTTGCGCTATTCACTGCATGGACTTACCAATACAAAAAGGTAAAGAGGGATATATTGGATTACGTGACTTTTCAGGAATGATAACTCAATGGTTTCAAGAACAAGGATTTATTTATCATTCACGTGCTACTATTTGGAAAAATCCAGTAACTGAAATGCAACGTACTAAGGCGCTAGGTTTATTACATAAAACTATTAAAAAAGATAGTTCAATGACTAGAGTAGGTATTCCTGACTATATTTTATTTTTTAGAAATGAAGGAGAAAATTTAATTCCAATTACTCACCAAGATAAAGACCAAAGTAAAAGTGATTATTTGCCTGTTGATTTATGGCAAAAATACGCTTCTCCAGTTTGGTATGATATCGATTATTCAAGAACTTTACAATATCGTTCTGGACGTGATGGAAATGACGAAAAACATATATGCCCTTTGCAGTTAGATACAATTGAAAGAATATTACATTTATACTCAAATGAGGGTGAAACTGTATTAAGTCCTTTTGGTGGTATTGGTAGCGAGGGTTTTTGTGCATTAAAAATGAATCGTAAAAGTATATCAATTGAGTTAAAAGAATCTTACTTTAAAATTAATGCTAAGAATCATTCAGATTGTATTGCAGAAAAAAATAGTACATTAACTTTATTCTAAATAATATTACTATATTTGCATAACGAAGCGTGAGAACTTCCAAAGAAATTTTATAACAACAACAAATAAGTCAGGCTTAATAGGTTATCTCACGCACCTATTAGCTTGGCTTTTTTAATTTAATTTTTGCGTGTTTTTAAATAAAATACGTAGTACATATGGAAAATACAAAATTATTGTTCGGTGGAACAGAAAGAAGTGAAACATTTGAAGTTGCTTTACAACTTTACGCAAATGATTATGATGAAGTATTTATTTTAATTAGAGATTTTGAAGATGATGATTTAATAACTAATCAACATCATATTTGTATCAGTAAACAAACTGCTATAAAATTATCAAAAGAGTTAAAAAAACAAATTTCTTTATTAGGTCAGCTATGAAAACAATAAAAAATTTTTCTGTTTATATCTTAATTAAAGATAAAAAACCAATTTATATTGGATGTAGTTCTAATGTAGAAAATAGAGTTTCAAAACATAAATTAATTAAAAATTTTGATGAGTTTATAATATTGAAAACCTATAAAACTAAAAAAGAAGCATTAATTGCAGAAAACTCATTGATTAGATTTATTTCTGTTTTTGGAGGTAAAGAATGGTTAAATTCAAAAGATGCTATGTTGTGTTTAACTGGAGATTTAAAAGGTTTTAATAATTGCTTTTACGTGAGAGAGGAGGTTGAAAATGATTAAGAAAACGAAACGAAGAGCGTTTAATTTTTTACGAAGCTATTTCGATGTATTAAACGAATTGACAAATGATAAAGATAAACTTGATTTTCTAACTGCTATTATTAATAAGCAGTTTTTAAATGAAGACCCTGTTGAATTAAATTTTATAGTAAATCTATGTTACGAAAGTCAAAGACACCAAATTGAAACAAGTGTAAAAGGTTGGTTAAGAGCAACTAAAGAAGAGTTAGGCTCTACCCCTATGACTACCCCTATGACTACCCCTATGACTACCATGCCGACTAACGGTAAGGAAGAGAAAGAAGAAGAGAAAGTAAAAGAAGAAAAAGAACATATATCTTTTGATGAGAGAGTGAGTAAATTCCTTTTGTGGTTCAATAGCCAAAAAGAAGTGAATGGATTTAAAAAAGGTAATTTTTCTGTTTTGTCAAAAACTACTGAAAATAACTTTAAGAAGATTATAAAGACTAATTATAGTTTAGACCAATTAAATAATGCATTTAAAAATATGTGCAATAATAAATGGGTTTTAGAAAATAATAAGATTACTCCAGACCATTTTTTAAGAATTGATAATTTTGAAAAATACATGAATCAAGAAGAAATTATTAAGAATAAATCAGAAGACGCAAGAGTAAACCATATTAAAGAATTAATTGAAAAATATGGAACAGTCAAATAATATTATTCAATCAGGTTCAACTCTTCAATACTTGTATGATTATGTTGATGGCAAAATTCCTTTTGGTTTAAAGTTAGGTTGTGATTTAGATAATAATTTAGTATGGAAAAAAAACCAATTGAATATGATTTTAGGTCATGATAACGTAGGTAAATCGTATTGGATGGAATGGTACTTTTTAGCATTAGCAACAAATCATGAATTAACTTTTACTTTGTTTATGGATGAAAATTATCATGGTAAGGTATTGAGGGATTTAGTTCAAATGTATTCTAGAAAGCCTTTTATGGATTTAACATATAAAGAAATTCAAAGGGCATTAATTAAGATTGAACACTTTTTTAAGTTTGTAGATAATTCAAGAAGATACACCCCTAATGAATTATTAGATACATTTAACAATTCTAATACAGACAATTATTTAATTGACCCATTCAATGCTTTAAGTTTTCCAATGAGTTACCAAAATAATTATGATGTATTAAATGACTTAAAACATTTCACTAAAACTGGAAAAACATTATTCATAAATACACATCCAAGTTCTGCAAGTGGTAGAAGAGGTGCAACATATCCAAAAGGTCATGATTGGGAGTTTGAAGTTATGCCACCATTAAAAAGTGATATTGAGGGAGGTAAAGCATTTTCAAATAAAGCTGATGACTTTATAGTGATACATAGGTTAATTGGTAGTCAAACAATGTGGAATTATACAATGGTTGATATAGTAAAAATAAAAGATACTGATACTGGAGGTAAACCAACTAAGACTGGGTTACCAATTATGTGTGATTATAATTTTGGTTTAGGATTTAAAATAAATGGTATTGATGTTATAAAAAGACCAAATATGATTGATGTTAAAATACAATCAGAAATGTATAAAGAACGAGAATATCAACTAAAAAAAGAAAACGAAATTAAAATAAATGAATTTTACTCGAATAAAAATATAAATCCAAATAATGATTTCGATAAACCTTTGAAGTATGTTAAACCTGATGATGCACCTTTCTGATGACACAAATAGAAATTAACTTAAATATTGTAAATTTACGAAGTTTACAAGCTACTTTAAAAATATTGCATTTAACGGCATATCAAAAAGATAAACAAGGTAATTATACTAAATTACTAGAAAGTTCATTAGAAGATATTAAAAACGCTTTAAATTGCATTATAGAGTTAGAGAAGATAGTTAGAAGTAACGAAACATTAATATCAAGCTATCAAATAGCATTAATGAGAGTAGATAAACAATTAGAAGAAGCAAAACAAGAAAACAAAAACTTAATAGAATTATTATGATTAACAACGAAGTAAAACAAAGAGTAAAAAGTATTTTAGAAAACGATACAAATGCAAGGGATTGCGATAGATTATTGATTTCTCAAATATGGAAAGCAGATTTTGAAAGTTCTTATGGAAAATTAGAATTAAATGATGCTAAAGGAATATTAATAGCTTTAGAAAACGGAGAGTTAACAAGTCCAGAAACTATAAGAAGATGCAGACAACATTTACAACAAAATGAAGAACATTTAAGAGGTCTAAAATACAAAGTAAGACAAAAACTTGGCGAAGAAGTTAGAAACATAATAAGCAAATAAGATGGCAACACCAAAACAAATAACAAAGTATAAAACACTACTGCATAAACTATTTAGCGAGTGGGTAAGTATTGGATATAAAAACGGAATAGATGACTTAGATTCTATTTTAAAAAGTAATGCTAATTTAGATACTGAAATAAGTTGTAAGTTATATTCGCACGACGAAATGGAAAGCCTAATTTGTGAAACTGAGGTATTATGTGTTGATTTTGGAATAGAGATAATAAACGAAAACTTTAGAATAGATGATTAAATTAGATATAAAAGCATTATCAGTTAATCAAGCATTTCAAGGTAGAAGATTTAAAACTCCAAAGTATAATAAGTACATAGATGAAGTATTAAGCATATTACCCAACTTAAAATTAAACAAAGAAACTTATACTATAAATATTGAGTTTGGTTTAAGTTCCAAATTAAATGATATAGATAACGGTTTAAAGCCTTTTATAGATTGTTTAGTTAAAAAATATAACTTTGATGACCGACAAATATATGAATTGAATGTTAAAAAAGTAATTGTTAAAAAAGGACTTGAATATATTAAATTTGAAATAAAATAGAAACGTATAAACAAAAGATAAAAAACTTTACATCAAAATAAAACGTGTAAAGAAAATTAAAAAAAGTTAACATGAAAAATGACAAAGAAGCAAACCAACTATATAGATTCTTTAGATGGTTTCAATTACACGGTGAAAAGTATGTAAATTTAAGTATTGAAAAAATGATTGAAATATATTTAAAAGAAAAGCATGAAAAAAGTTAAAGAAATAAACGCTAAATCAATACACGAATACATTGATGAATTAGTATTGAAACATAAGTTAAATGAACAAGCAAAAGAGGATTTAATTAAACTTTCAAAAAAGTCTTATTGTTTAGGTAGTTCAGACTTATTTAAAATAATGCAAAAAAAATATTAAATTAAAAAAGATTATTATATTTGCGTATGGAGAATAGAGAACTTTTAAAGCAAATACTTCAATTACCATTACGTAAATGGGTAATAACGAAATACGGAACTTTTGAAGATATTAAAAAGTCATGTATGTTGTTATATGATGAATCAGAATATACGAAAGAACTCTATTTACATATTATACAGAATTACAAAGAATTTAAGACTAAGAAATAAATGTCAGCACAAAAAGGAAATCAATTTTGGAAACTAAGAAGTAAACACGGTAGAGATAAGTTATTTGAAACTCCTGAATTACTTCTAGAAAGTGCATTTGAATACTTTCAATGGTGTGATGATAATCCTATAATTAAAACAGAATCAACTAAAACAGATAAAGGATATATAGAAAAGGAAATACCTACTCCTAGACCTTATACAAGAGATGCTTTTTTCCTTTATATAGGTTGTTCTGATAATTGGTTAAGAGAATTTAAAAAGACTTGTAATGATGACTTTTTGAGGGTCATTGCAGATATTGAAAAAACTATTGATACAAATCAATTAATAGGTGCAACAGTTGGAATGTATAATGCTAATATAATTGCACGTATTCAAGGACTTAAAGAACAAACAGAATCAGTTAATATTAACCATAATAAAAACGAAACTGAGTTAAGTCCTGAGCAAATAAAAGAAATAGCTGATAAACTTAGAAATGACTACTAAAGACGTTATAAGAGCTGAGTTGTATTCATCATTTGAATTATTTACTAAATACTTTTTTAAGGAACGTCAAAAACGTAAATTTATATTAGGTGAACATCATAAGATAATTATAGATGCCTTAGAACGTGTTCAGAAAGGTAATTGTAAACGTTTAATAATTAACATAGCTCCTAGATACGGTAAAACAGAATTAGCAGTTAAAAACTTTATAGCTCATTCACTTGCTATTAATCCAAAAGCTAAGTTTATTCATTTATCATATTCAGACCAATTAGCACTTGATAACTCAGAGGAGGTAAAAGACTTAATTAGTTCAGATGAATATCAAGAGTTATTTCCATACGTTAAAATTAAAGCTGATTCAAGAGCTAAAAATAAATGGTACACTACACAAGGTGGTGGAGTTTTGGCACGTTCTTCTAGTGGTCAGGTAACAGGTTTTGGAGCTGGTAACGTAGATGATGAAGATGACTTTTACGATTTTAAGTTTGGTGGTGCTATAATAATAGATGACCCTATTAAACCTGATGATGCAGACTCTGAAACGTTAAGAAATAAAGTAAATCAAAAATTCGATACTACAATTAGGAATAGGGTAAACTCACGAAATACTCCTATAATTGTAATTATGCAACGTCTAAACGAATTAGATTTATGTGGTTACTTAATTGACAAAGAACCTGATGAATGGGAGGTTATTAGTTTACCATGTATTAAAGATGATGGTACTGCACTTTGGGAATTTAAACACACAATAGCAGAATTAGAAGAACTAAAACGTATTAATCCTTGGGTATTTGGTACTCAATATTTACAAAATCCAATACCTAAAGAGGGAATATTATTCTCAAAAGATACTTTAAATTTAACGGATAGTATTGACCTATCAAAAGTAGAACACTTTTTAGCTTATATTGACGTAGCAACGTCTAAAGGTGGTGATTATCATTCATGCTTAATAGGTGCTATAATTAATAAAAAACTATACATTGTTGATTGTGTATTCACAAATGAAGAAGCACAAGTTAACGTTCAGAAAACAGCTTTATTACTTAATAAATATAATCCTGAATTTTGCCGTATTGAGTCAAATGGTGCTGGTGCATTATACAAGCATATGTTAGAGCCTAACGTTAATGAAACTAAATTGCTTAACGTACATAGCACACAAAACAAACAGACACGTATATTCCAAGGTTCGGGATGGATTAAGGATAATTGTGTATTTCTTAACAATAGTGTAGTAGGCTCAGAATATCATAACTTTTTTAGACAATTTACAACGTACTTAATGGATGGCTCATCTAAAAATGATGATGCCCCCGATAGTGTACACGGATTGTCTTCCATGGCACGTTCATTTTATAAAGATTCATTCAATGATTAAAAAATTACAAGGCGCTTTAATAAAGCTAGGTTATAACGACTTTATTATAGAAAATAATATATTAGTATATCCAAAACCTACAATAAGTGTAAAAGGTGTTAAAAGATACAATGATGAACTATTAATAGTTGCATTACATAGGCACGGATTTAAAAGCGTTATAGAATCAATGTATAATAATAAGATTGTACTTTGTTTATAAAAAAAGGCTATCTAAATTAGGTAGCCTTTTTACTTTGTAGTAGTAGTCGTTTACAAAGTTAATCCTAATAATTCTCTTAATTCTTTATCGTTAAAGTTTCCACTACCTAATAAACTATTGTATGCTTCAGCTTTTAATTTATTAGTTTCTGCAATTGCTTTATTATTTTGTTGTAACGCTTCGACATGACTATAATCTAATGCTATCCATTCGCCTTTAACGTCTAATCCTAAGAAATTAGTGAGTTTATATGTGAAATCCTCAGCGTATGGAATAATACAGTCTTGATAAGCCATTCTTTTACCCTCTAACAAGTTAGCGAATGTACTACCTTTATCTTTACTAAATAAATACTCATTCATACCGTACAAGTCAATAATTGCTCTTAAATCGCTTGTAATCTCTTCAAATAGCATTAAATCTTTAGTAGGATAACTAAAAGGAGTCCATTTCAAGTTAGATGAACTAATTAACACTTTATTCTTATTTTGTTGAATACCGTAGTCTTGTACAAATTGCTTTTCTATCTTTTCACGTTCTGCATTACTCAAAGGTACTCCACCCTCACTATCTTTAGAATCGTTTGAAATCATACCAATTGCACCACGCTCATTAATTAAAACGTTTCTGTAACCGTATGCACCTCTAATATTTGATATAGGCATTTGTAAAGCGTGTAAAGGACTTTTACCTAGAATTGGATTCTCAGGGTTTTGAATACGAGAATATAAAACTTGGTTAGTTTCAAACGTTTCAACATGACCGCTATAATTAGTTAATTGATATTCTTTAATAATATCTTCTAATTTGCTTTGTTGGTATATTTTACCAGTTGGAATTATTTTCATTCTATTAGCTGGTAAGTTGTATAATGCCGATGGTGTAGCACCTCTATAACCTTGTAGCTTATAACCGAATGAACAACCATATACAGAGGTTTGTATCAATTCATCCATCATCCATTCATTGCGACCTTGCAAAGCATTTGGTTTTTCTAATAGCTTTAAATACTCGCTATTTTCAACTTCAACTACTTTACCGCCAACAGTCTTATAATGCTTAAATATACCGTTACTGTACATAGTAGCTTTCTTCATAATAACACTATACAATTCAGGGGTAGTGTTAAATACTTCAGCTTCTTTATCGTCAACAGATACCCATAAAGGAGTTTTACCGTTAAAAATTTGCGATTGTGTAAAAACTGGTGTTTGGGTGTAAGTATCTTTACCTCTAAAGTGACGTAAACGACTTGCAATGTATTGTATCGGTGTAAATGCCATGAAATAATATTTTTTTAACAAATTTAAGTATTATTATATAAAAATGATTAATTTTGTTAAAAGATTAACATTCTATGAAAAAAGAAGTTACATTACAAGATATTAAGAAGCTAAAAAAAGATAAGCTAAAACAAGTTAATACTAATGAAATAGTTAAGAAATGACTTTAGAAGAAATATTAAAAAACAAGCAAGAAGCTATTAATATCAAAAAGAGTGCTTATAAACATTCAGACGTAGTAAATAACCACATTATTAAAGAAGATAATGAAAACGTTACTAAGGTTCTTTTAGAAGATGACGAACAAGATAATGTTGTAAAAGTTATTGCTAATACATATTATTGGTTAGATTCTCATGGTGATGTACACGTTAAAGGATGTTTCACTAAATCAATTAAAGAGAATCAAGATAAGATATTTCACTTTGATAATCATGAGCATTCATTTAATTCAAAAGTAGGTAAAGTTAAATCTGTTAAAGAAGTTAATGTTAATTGGACTGATTTAGGAGTTAACAAAGATGGTAAGACTATTTGCGTAATAGGTGAAACAGAATTGATTGAAGATTATAATTGTCAAGTATATGATGCTTACAAGAATAATGAAGTAAATCAACACTCAGTAGGTATGCAATACGTTAATTTACAAATTGCAGTTAATCAACCACAAGAAGTTGAAGCCTATAAATTATGGAATGAAGTATATCCAATGTTGGGTAATCCTGAAACTGCTGATAAGATGGGTTACTTTTGGGTAGTAAAAGAAGCTAAATTAAAAGAATATAGTTGTGTATTATGGCAAGGTTCAAACTCGCTAACTCCAACTGTTAAAAATATTGATGCCGTTGACAATAACACATCAAACAATGAGCCATCAAAAGATACTCAGGAAGAACAAAAACAATTTTTTATTAATCTATTAAAAAAGTAAGATGAACAAATTTGAATTATTCCTACAAACTAAAGGAATTACAAACGAAGTATTCGCTACTAAATCTGCTGAGGATATGGCTGGTTTATATAACGAATTTAACGCTAACGTATCAAAAGAAATTGAAGAGTTAGTATCTACAAAAGCTGACAAAGAAGCTATTGAGAAAATGGTTAACGATTTGAGAGATTCTCAAATGGAGCAAATGAAAAACCTTAATGAAGCGTTAAAAGAAATTGGTTTACAAATCAAGGCTTCTAAAGAGTCTAATTCAGTTGTTAAAGAATCTTCTATTAAAGAAGCGTTAAAATCTAATGTTGATTCAATTAAAGGATTGAAAGACTCACCTTCTGCTCCTTGGGTATCTATGGAGGTTAAAACAGTTGGCACAATGTTAGAAAGTTCTAACGTATCAGGGGGTAATGTTCCAGTTGAGCAACGTATCGCAGGATTAAATACTATCGCTTCTCGTAGAGTAAGATTGATGGATTTAGTGTCAAGAGGTCGTGCAACTTCAAACATTATTTCTTGGGTTTATCAATCAGGTAAAGAGGGTTCTGCTGGTGGAACTGCTGAGGGTGATACTAAAAACCAAATTGACTTCAACTTAGTTGTTGCATCTCAATCAGTTGTTAAACGTACTGCGTTCATCAAAGTATCTACTGAAATGTTAGACGATATTGATTTTATCGAATCAGAAATTAACAACGAATTGTTAAGAGAGCTAAATAAAGATATTGAGTTAACTGCTTATTCTGGAAATGGTACTGCTCCAAATATGAATGGTGTTAGAACTACTGCTACTGCATTTTCTGCTGGCGATTTCGCTTTGGCTATTGACAACGCAAATGAAGCTGATGTATTGGTTGTTGCAATTAATCAAATTGCTATCGCTGACCAACCTGAGCCTACTGCTATCTTATGTCATCCTACTGATATTGCTAAATTATTAGTAATTAAAGTTAGTGCTACTGATAAGCGTTATGTTGACCGTTTACAAATGATTGCAGGTCAATTGTCTTTAGATGGTATTCCAATTATCAAAACTACTTTGGTAACTGCAGGAACTTATTTAGTAGGTGCTTTCAATTTAGCTACATTGTATGATTTAGGTACTTTATCTGTACAAATGGGTATTGATGGTAATGACTGGACTAAAAACCTTAGAACTATCATCGCTGAGTATAGAGGTGCAATGGTTGTTAAAAACAACGATAGAACAGCTTTCGTTAAAGGTACTTTCTCAACTGATAAAGCGGCTTTAGAAACTGCATAGTAATAATATAGGGAGTTGAAATATACTCCCTTAATTCTACCAATTATGGCAAAGAAAGTAGTTAATGAAAGCGAAGTAAAAGTAAGTGTTGAATTAGAGCAATTCGATGGCGAATTAGAATTTGAATGTACTGGTAAATCAAAACATTTAAATGCTGGTTTGAAAGTTAATCTTCACTTTGACTTAGCTAAGTTGTTTAAACGATTAGGATATATTAAATAATGGGAATAGTAGTAAATAGTGAGTTTGTAGGTAAATACGCTTTAAATCTTAACCAATATAACATTGATAAAATTGATAGTTATATTGAAAAGTATGAAAAGTATTATTTATCTAATATGTTAGGTGCTGAATTATACGCTTTATTCATAGCTGATTTAGACGTGAATAATGTTCCACATACAACTATTTATGAAAACATATTTAATTCATTCATCAGAGATTACAATTCTACTGTATCTACTTCAAACGGTATCAAAGAAATGTTACTAGGGTTTATATTTTACCATATTACGTCCGATATGGTAGTAAATCAAACTAGTATAGGTGGTACTAAGGCAAAGAATGAGAATAGTACTGTAATGGGTAAAAATGCGAGTATTACTACAAGGGTTAACGAAGCAGTAGACACATACAAAGCAATTCAATGTTATATCTTAGATAATAGTGTTGATTACCCTACATTCAATGGGCAACCAATTAAATATGAATACTTCTTTTAATGAGAGATATATACGACATAGTAAAAGATGAAATATTCGACAATATCAATACGAAAGTAAAGGTATTAAGAGTTATTTCAGTTGTAGGTACTACTCAGAAAATAGAGGTTTGCAATAATAAATGGGTTAGAGTAGGTCAATACATGACTGATTCAAGCAATAAGCAATGGAAAGTTATTGAGATTGATAGCAACGGCTACATATCTTTAACTAAACCAACAGGAGCAAATGACATAGTAAAACGTCAAATATTAGATGTTAAGAGTCCTATTTGGTTATTTGGTACACATATTTCAGCTAATAACGAATACTTGCAAAAAGGTTATGATTCACGTTTAAAACTACCTATTATATGGTTAGTTGAAAACATAGGTGAAGAGGAATACGACCAAACTAGCAACATCGAAAGACGTTCAGATATTAGAGTGTTTTTCTTAGATGACAATAATCCTGAGCAGTTCGACAATGTTGATTATAGACAAAAGGTTGTAAGTCCTATGATAGCTTTAAAAGATGAGTTTTTACGTGTTATTAACTCAAATGTATTATTTGAAAATTACGGAAGTTGTAGAACTAGACCTATTACACGATTTGGTAATGAAGATGAGAAAGGAAGTTTTGAAAATATCTTAGATGAAAATTTAAGCGGTGTTGAATTAAGAATAACACTACCGATAAATAAAAGTGGTAATTGTAAATGTTAAAATTATAAAAAATGGCAATTAATGATGCGTGCCTTTGTGGTACAGGAATGAACAATACAGGTTTAGTAACTTGTATAAAAGGGTTCAAAAAAACAACTGGAATGTTAATTGTTCCAATATTAGCGAATGATGGTACTAGAAATTCTATTGACCTATCTGTGGCTATTGATATGGATGCTAAAGTTAAACACTTAGACCCATCTAAAAGATTCTACCCAGTTAACGACTTAAAAGATGTTGAGTTGCCAACTGCTGAAAGTAGATTTGAAACTGCTAAAGATGGTAGTAAATTCAAATTAGCTGATGGTATTAAGTCTTTTAAAGCGACTATTTACGAAGCTGGTTCAATGTTTGCATCTAAATTACAAGGTGTATCATGTGAGAAATACGGAGTGTATTTATATGATATCGATGGTAATTTAAGAGGTATTAAAGATGGTAATTTACTTTACCCAGTTGAGATTGGTGGATGGGATGCTATCTTCATGGATTCAACTGATGATAACGTTTCAAAAATTCAAGTTCAATTTGACTTTGATATTTTATTGAAAATTTCTCGTTATTGGATTTTATCTACTTCTGATTTAGGTGTTAATCCTAACACTTTATTAGGTTTAGTAGATGCTAACTTAACTGAGGTTTCAAGTGGTGCTACATCAACTGTTGTTACTATTGCTTCTGATTATGGTAGTGGTTTAGCTGACTTACCAATAGTAGGGTTGGTTACTGCTGATTTCTCAGCTTATAATGATACTGATGCTGCATCTGTATCTTTAACAGTTGCTGAGTCTACTACTGTTGATGGCGAATATACATTAACATACACTTCACAAACTACTGCTGATAAAGTAACGATTAAAGTGTTACCAGCTTCAGGTTATGAGGGTAGTGTACAAGTTACTATATAATGAGATATAAAATTGATTTCCACGATGAGCATTTAAGTTTGTCGTGGGATTCTTTTAAGGCATTATTTCCTCATATTGAAGAAAGTTATTTAAAAGAATGTTGGGAAAAGAAAAACGGTAAGATTAAGAAAACAAAAAAGGCTAGTGTTAATTACTAGCCTTTCTTTTTAGTCGATTGTTTTCAACTTGGCAACTTCTTTAATTATTCTTATAATGTCATCTTTTATAAGTTTAGTATTATTTTCTATTTGAACAGTAATACCGTTATTTTCATCAAATATTATTTTTATCATTTTTATTTCAAATATACTTACTAAATCAATACTTTTTTATATTTGTTAAAATCTAAACATATTTACGTTTAATTGTTTAATTTTGTAGTATGTCGTTAAATGATACTATATTATATCAATATTACAAAAAAGCGAAGTTATTGCGTGAGTTAGATGCGTGGTATAAGTCATTTGATGCTAATACTAAAGAATTTATCTTAGACTTAGTTAAGAATAAACAGTTAAAAGATAAAGGTGTTGATGGTAAAGGCGAAATAATAGGGACTTATTCTTATGCTACTGAAAAAATAACAAAAGGTAAAAAGCAACAAGGCGACCACTTCACTTTAGAAGATACTGGATATTTCTTTAACTCTATGGAAGTAGAAATAACAGATGCACTACTTTACATAACTGGAGATGGTAAGAAAGGCAAAGATAATTTATACACTAAATACGGTGATTACATAACAACGTTAACAGATGAAAATATTAAGTTACTTCAAGAAATTATTAAAACGAAATACATCGAATACATACAAAGAATACTATCAGTCAATTAATGAAATGCCATTAAATAAGTGGATTTTATGCCATGAGGGTAATATTGAGAATGTACGAAAAGGAACAAAAGGAAATGATTTAAAAGATGTTGAGGTTTGGACTAAATTACAAGATGAATACTTACATGAATTTGGTTTAAATGAAGCGTTTATTAATTTAATGAATATTCAAGTCGAAAAGGCACAATCTGAACTAGATTTTATAATAAGTGAAAAAAGGCAAGTATTAAATAAAATAAATCAATTAGAAGCTAAATTACAACAAATGATAGTTAGTAAAGGCGAAAACATTGATGTAAAAGATGTGATAATTTATATTAATAGGCACTTTAAAACGAGCCATACAATATACACTATTACAGTAGATGAATACTTTAGAATGATTAATATTTACACGAAAGAGAATGCCACAACCAATTAAGAAAAGCGACATAATCGAGGGTAAGATACTCGATGGTTTAATAGCTGAATTTGAAAGAGCGAATATAGTTAATGATGAGTTTAATAAGTCATTAAAAGAAACAGCTACATTAACTAAATCTATTTTAAGTACAAAAAAACTTAACGATACTGCAAGTGTTAACGCTCAAAAAGAAGCAATAGCAGAAAGTAACCGTTTGTTTAAAGAAAAGCTAGCATTAGACAAAGCAAATCAACAAAATGCAATTGCTGAGGAAAAACTTAAACAACAAAAGTTAAGAACTCAGAAAATGGAAAATGCGGAGGTTGAGAAAGAAATCAAAGCTAAAACTAGACTAGATTCTATTTATATGCGTTTTAACGACAAATTGAAACGTACAAGGGATGAATATAGAGATTTAGCAATAAGAAAAGAAGCGTTTAATAATTTATCTACTAAAGAAGATGTTAAGTTAGCTACACTTGAAAAAAGAGTGGGTTATTATGATAAAGCATTAAAAAAAGTAGATGCTACAATGGGAATGCACCAACGTAATGTAGGTAATTATGCAATGGCGAATGGTACTTTATCAAATTCAATAAATCAATTGACTAGAGAGATGCCAGCATTCGGTAATTCAATCGGTACTGGATTTATGGCTATTTCCAACAACTTACCTATCTTTTTTGATGAAATAAGTAAGTTAAAGCAAGCTAATGTTGAATTACAAGCGACTGGACAACCTACTCAAAGTATATTAAAACAAGTTGCTGGTAGTGTTTTTAGTGTTGGTACTGCTTTAAGTGTAGGTGTAACTTTGCTTACTTTATTTGGTGCTAAAATGGTAGAATTTATAAGTAATACATTTGCACATAAAAAAGAAACTGAAAGCTATTTAGAAGTAAAGAAAAGACAAAATGAAGCAACTCAAAAAGGTATTAGATATGTAGCTGAAGAATCCGCTCAATATGTTGGAGTTATTTCTACATTAAAACAAACTAATGCTGGTAGTAAAGAACGTGCTGAATTGATTAAAAAGATAAATGACCAATATGGTACAACATTAAAGAATTTAAGTGATGAGAAAGCATTCCAAGACCAATTAAATCTATCGGTAAAAAATTACTTAGATTATAAACGTCAAGAGTTTAAGATTTCACAAAATGAAGAAAGAATAACAAATAACTTAATTAAACAAGCTAATTTAGACCGTACAATATACGAAACAAAAAAGCGGATTAATGAATTATCAGCACAAAAGATACAATTTGAAAAACAGTATCAAGATGTATCATTTGGTACATTTCCACTAGGTCAAGAATTAGAACGTGCTAAATCTGAATTAGAGGTATTAACAGAAGAGAAAAAACAAGCACAAATAAGACTTGAAACATACGGGTTAAATATTGCAGATGCTGAAACTAAAAAAAGTGGTTTAGGTTTTGGAATTGATACTAAACAGACTAAAGAAAAGCTACAAGAAATTAAAGATTATACTCGTGAAATAGAAGACGAACGAATAGCAAGAATGTTAGAATCTTTAGGTAAAGAGCAAATGATTATTTACATACGTGAAACAAGACGTATTGAAGATATTAAAAAAGAATTAGGTAATGAAAAACAAAAAGCTGTTTTAATCAAAGAAATTGAAACTAACATGATAGCTGATATTTTAAAGCTAGAAGATGACTTTTATAAAGAACAAGAAAAAAAGCGTAAAGAACACATGAAAGTATTATCTGACCAATTAGATGAGTTAGATAATTTAGATTATAATAGAGCAGTTGAAAACTTAGAGCGTATAAATAAAGTACGTGAAACTAATTTACTTAACTCAAATGCTAACGATAAGCAAATAGCAAAAATGACACGTCAAAATCAAATTGATATGTTAGAGCAAAAGATTATTTTAGCTAAAAAGTATGGTAAAGAAACAACCGATTTAGAATTAGAACTTGCTAAATTAAGACAACAAAAAATAGCAAATGTTACTAAGTCGGAATTTATCAATTTAATGAAGCCTATTATAGAAGCTGAAATTAAAATGAGCCAAAAAAGAGTTGAGTTACTAGATAAAGAAATGGCTAAACGTCAAGAAGCATATAACCTTTATACTGAACTTGCTAAAAATGGAACTATTCAGGCTCAACAGTCTTTAGCATTAGAACAACAAGCAATAGTTGAAGCTAATAAGAAAAAAGCTGAAGAAATGAAACGTCAAGAACGTTTAAAATTTGCAGAAAGTGCATTTAGTGCGTACGCTAGTAATGTCGATAAAGGTGAAAAGAATCCATTATTAAAAACTATTACAGATATGACTTTACTACGTCAATTTATTTCATCTATGCCATCATTCTTAGTAGGTACAGAAGATACTGGAGCAAATGGTAACGGTGTAGATGGTAAGGGCGGTTTTCATGCAATTTTACATCCTAATGAGCGAGTTATGACCAAAGAACAGAATGCAATGTTAGGAGGACTTAAAAACGATGAAGTAGCTGAAACAATAGCAAATGTAAGAAGTGGTAAAATAGTCGCTTTAAAACAAGATAAAGCTGGTAATTCATTTGATTTAAAACCTTTATTAAATGAGATTCAAGAATTAAAGCAAGTTATTAGACAAAAACCTGAAACGAACATTGAATTAGGGCAAATTGTACAAGGTGCTATGGAAATAGTACAAACAACAAAACAAGGTAATACAGTTAAACGAAATAGATACATAGTATGAAGCATTATTTAAACGGTATAGAAATTTCACCTAGAAATATACATGAGATAGGTTTTAAAAGTACATGGAGCGACAATGTATCAGTAAACGATAAAGGAGATAGAGAATTAAGCCTAAATGTTGATTCAGTTATATTGCCAAATGAGGGTAAAGAAATTATACAAAATTGGATCACTCAAAAAGGAGTATTTGAAGGCATACCTTATGATATTCATATGAATAATGGAACGGTATTAAAATACTATATTGATTTAATTGATGGTGCTAAATATCGTGAAAGGGATGTAACTGTAAAGATTAAAAAACGTAAAGCATATGATAATTTTTATCAATTAGCACGAGATACAAGTTTTGATTTATTTAAAGTTAAAGGTGTAAGTTATAATATTTTTGATATCCCGTATATAATCATTCCCCAAAATCAAGTTGAGTTAGGTGTAACTGTTTCAATTTCTGTTTTTGTTATGAGTAAAACAATAATTGAAGAAATACGTAAAACAGCAGAATTAACAGCTGAATCAACAAGTTCACTCATTCCAAGTGTCGGGGCTGGTGTTGTTGTTAATGTTGGTGCAATTGCGTTAGCTATTATAAAACTAACTTTACAAATAGCCTATGTTATAGCGTTAATTATTGCTTTAAAGAAGCTATTGGACCAACTTAGAGAGTTAATATTTCCAAAAGTAAGAAACTTTAAGGGATGCAAAGTTAAAGATTTATTAGCTCAATCATGTGCTTATTATGGTTATGGTTTTCAATCTACTTTATTAGATTCAATTGATGGATTGACTATTTTACCTGTTCCATTAGTTAAAGGTAAAAGAAAAGGTTTTAAAAGTGTATTTGATTATATACAAAATGATTTAAACTTTGCTTTTACAAAAGGTTATCCAACTGGTCAAGATTCAACACCTACTTTATGGGCATTGATTGAAGAAATGGAAAAAACATTTAATGCAAAATGTAAAGTAATTAATGGCGTTGTAAGATTAGAACGTATCGACTATTGGAAAAACACAACTACTACGGCATTGCTTCCATCTTTAACACTTCAAGACACTAGACAGGATGAATATGAATTTAATACATTTGATTCGTGGCGAAGATATTATATACATTTACAACCTGATTATGCGGACCAATTTACACTAGATAACTATGATAATGTAGATAATGAGCAGTCTACAGAACCATTAAATGTAAGTGATGCAAATCGTGATATTATTTGCGTAAAAGGACTTAATGACCGTTCAATTAACTTTTCACAGGGTAGTAGAAAAACTAAGTTTAATTGGTTTGAAAAAAGATGTATAGATTTATTCAAGCTGGTTGATAAAATTGCAAATACTTCTTATGCTAATCAAATTAACACTAGAGTTGGTGTATTGACTATTTCAAATCAGTTTTACGGTATAACAAAGTTACTTTATACAGTTAATGGTAAACAACCTGCAAACTACTTAGATTATGTAGGAGCTAAAGGACTTTGGACTAAATACCATTATATTAACCAAATTCAATTAAACGGTTATAAAATAAAAGAAAATGTTAAATGTTTAATGAATGAAGAATTATTTGTAAATTTGTTAACTAATAACTGGGTACTAATTGATGGTAAACGATGTGAAATTCTATCTTTAGAATATAAAGAAAATGATTCACAAGCTATTATAACATTTAGAGAGCCTTTTGATTATTCAAATGGAAAAGTTAAAACGATTGAAATTGATGGATAAGGATATACAAGATAATATTGATAAGAT